TACTGATGTAGTTGACTGCGCGAGCCTGTGACTCGTTTGTAGCAAACCGAAATGCTTCTTTGCTCTTGTGGTCAAGCATCTGTCCACGGAACTGAGCCATGTTCCGGGAAGTGGCTTGCATGAACATCGCCTTCTGCGTGTCATTGCCAAGTCCATCCATCACCGAGTTTGCAGACGCTGACAGCGCGTCTTGTGTTGCCTGGTACTTGGTGTCGGCATCCTTGCCGTACGCGTTGAAATAACCGTTCTGACCGCGCAGCATGTCTTGCGCCTGTGTCAACCACTGTGTCTCAGCCTGTTTGGCGTTGCCGTCATTCAGGTTGTCCTGCATGATCGCGCCGATTCGGTACTCCACATTGCCGGCTTGCACCATCGCGTTGCCAAGTTCGACCGCTTGACCCGCTGCTAGGTTCTGTGCTGGCTGACCGGGCGTTGCCTCAAACGGTGCGACACCCGCTTGTGATGAAATGTCGGCTTGTGGCACAAACGATGTTGGGACTGTTGGCATGGTGTTTAATCCCGTGGATTTCGACGGGTTTGCGGTGTTTATCAGAATCTGCGCTGTGATTGCGCTGCAACAAGTTCATCCATACGACGCTGTGTAGCCCACGTTGACCCAATACTTGAGGCACTACCAAGCAGACTGCTAAACGAACTGGAGTACGGGCTGATTGTGCCAGCGGTAGCCATGAGGTTGTTCGCGCTTGTACCAGCGATCACACCTTGGTTGATGTAATTGATCCGCTGCGCTCGCGCTGCCTCGGCCTGACGTACGGCGTTGGAACTGATGGTCAACTTGTCAATCTCCTTGATCAAGTCCATGCTTGCGGTGACCTCACGCGCACTGCCGACACCACCCTGAATGCCTCGCGCTGCCATTGACGCAGTAGCCGATGCACGGCGTTGACCCGCACCCATCGTGTACTGACCGATTGCCCGTTCGCCGGCAAGGAGCGACTGCTGCGCTTGCATCTCAGCACCGCGAGCGTTAATCGCTGACATCTGCGCCTGGAACCGTTGGTTCTGCGCTTGCATCTTGAGTTGCGTCTTCTGACTTTCAGCGGCGTAGAACGAACCGATTGCGCTGTTGACAGCACCGAACACCGACATGATCGAACCGCCCATCATCAGTGCTTCGCCGCTCGTCCAACTTGTGCCGGCTGCACCGCCGACAGCACCGCCAACGGCAGGAAGCGTTGATCCACCCGCGCTGTACCCGGCAGGGGTTGGTGATGAACCGAGGATGTTCATCAGGCTGCTTGACGATGCTGCGTATGCAAATGAACTCATGTCTTTCTCCTGTTAACTGCCGACAACAATCTCTGTGGTAATGCCGACAATGGTCAGCGGGAGCGGGTCGCTCTGCCGAATGTAGATTTGACCGGACTGCGCCCATGTCGGGGTCATAGCGACGCTGACTTCATCGGACTTCAGGGCTGGCGGTGAACCGTACGGCTCGGTGGTGCGCTGCTTTGCTTCGGTCAACTTGTTTGCGTCAGGGCCGACAAATACACCCGACGATTGGAACACCCGAATCCATGCCTGGTTGACGTTCTTCACGCGCCCCTGCGCGAATGCGTCGATGTTCAATGCCACTGGCAGGGTCTGTAGGTCGCTTTGGTACGGCAGACCAACGTGAACCACCACCGACGCACGTTCGAGGACTGCCACCCCCCCGGTCACCACCACTTGCGGCATGACCGCCCCGTCGGCAAGGATGCTGACCGTCTTACCCTCAAGATGCGACAGTCCACTGACCGTATCCCGTGCAAATGCCCACACAATGGTCGGAGTTGCCCTGAGAGCGACCGGAATGACCTTGTCCACCTTGGCTGTTGCCACAGTCGGGGAACTCGTAGCGAGGATCTTGAGGCGATAAGAAGCACCTGTGGAATCTGTCAACACAATGGCATCGTTGACATCGGTGGTTCCAGGCCACACGAACAGGCTTGAGGAGGCGGTGATCGTCAGTACGTCTGCCGGCCCCCAGGTTGTGCCACCCGTCACCGTAACAGTTGTCGCGGTCAAGTTTGTGCCGTTAAACGTCGATCCCGCGTCCACAAAGAAGCAGTCTTTGAGCAGGTTGACCTGCCGAGTTGCCATCCGCTCAACGTATCGCACCGAGTTTCCGTTAATAGTGCGTTGGACAATGACGTACAGGGAATCCTCATTGCCTTCCGCAACAACGGTGCAGGACTCAAACACGCCGTCGGTGTCGTGCTGATGCCATGCACCAATCTGCTGTTCAGGGACGTAGGTTAGCCCAAGCAGTTTGCCTGTCGTTGACACAAACCACAAGAGCGGCTGCGGGGACTTGGCGTAGCACATGTCAACAATGTTGAAGTTGTCGAACAGATGTGCAGCCCGAATTGACAAATCGCCAGTGATGAACCCGTTCGACTGCCATGAGTAGCCGAGTTCGCGAATGTGACCGCCTCTCGCAGCGCAGTACACCATGCTGTTGTTGATGATCTCAGGCTGCACGTTGCTCGCGCCAACGTACGACTGCGGACGCACAGACACCGTGGTCGGTGTGATCGCATCGCTGTTGATCGGGCTGACGCGCCATTCCGCTGCGCTGGTCAGGAGGATCAACTGTGTCAACGGGATGACATGACGGATGGTGTTTGCTTCTCGCGCTGCGACACGGAAGTTGATTCGGTCATCGTCCTTGACAGGAAGCGAGTACGACATGTCGCTTTCGGTTCCTGAACGCGTCATCCACATGCTTTGTGGCTCGTTTGTTGTGCCGGCAAACACCCGACGCTGCTCAAAGTAACTCACGGCCTGTGGGTAGTTCCCTGCGGACATGAACACCGGGTCAACGATGGGAGGCGTAATCCCCATGTCAGGCGCAATGTTGTTGTCATTGAACGAATTAGTATCTGATTGTCCGATATAACCATACAAACCATTTTGCTTCTTGTAGATGTTGTATCGCAATGCACCCGACACAGCCGTCCATGTCAGATCATTTGACGCGCCTGTCACATGCAGGTTGTTGTTTACTGTTCCCGAAGGACTAGCAACGCTTTCGTCAAACCCGTTTGCTGCAATAGATGTGATGACGTAGTAGTTGTCAAGGTCTTGCGACTGGTTTGCGTACTGAACACTTCCACCACTCGTGTAAACACCAACAGGTGGATTGGTGCTGTTAAAGTGCGCCCCTGTTGTGTAAGACTGCACTTCTAATTTAGTGCTAGGCGTGTTCTTATGGACAATCCAAAATCCATTTGCCTCTGTCATTCCAAGAACACCGCTAATTTCAACCGGATCGCCATTAGATAAATTGTGGTCGGCAACCGTTGTAATCACCGCAATTGCGGCGTTTGTAATACCCGAAATGTTGATAGATCTACCGCGATTCGCAGTTACCGTTGGCGCAGCAGGTGCTGCAACTGGCGACACAAATAAGATCATTGACAGCGTCCACGTTGTTGCACCAAGCCGGCGCAATTCGCGTGGTGCGTAGTTTGGGTGGACGATGGTCAGCACATCGGCAGACTGCACATAGTGCAAGTCAAACAGGTCAGCCTCTGCGTACGGGGTAGGAATCTCGTATGCGGCTGAAGGAATCAAATACCAATACGTTGCATTGGTTGGCAAATTGCCTGTTGACGCAAGGATGCAATAGTAGTTGTTCCCCAAGTAACTGACCATGCTTCCAACCGCGTACGTTGTTGCACCGCTGTACGCCGCTCCAGTTCCTGCCAACAACGTCGCACCTTGCGTGTGAAACCGGACGTACCCATCACCAAGTTCAAGCACCATCGTTTGCGTTGTGCTGAACGTAAACGGGATCAGTCGAGTGCGCTTTGCGCTGTTCTTGACTGCTCGCACAAATGATGTTCCGGGTCGGTTCTCTGCCGGGCCTTGCGGCATGGCAATGAAATTCCGCAACTTTGCCGCCCCGGTTTGGAACTTGACATCGTCAATGCGTCCAAACATCTCAGGCGACAACTCGCCGCCGGCGAACGAACGGAAGAAGGTGCGTGTCATCGGCATGTTTATCTTCCTGCTGACCAGGGAACGATGTGTTCCACCTTGATGTTTCGCATGTTTGAGTCACTTGTTCGCGCCTGAGACAGATACCCCGCCATCATCTGTAGGCATCGCTTCGCTTCACCTGACCCGGTGTCGCCCTTGATGATCGGCCCTGCAAGCATTGATGCCAAGTGCCAAGACAACGTCATCACAAACAGCGGCGTGAACTTCGTCGGGTCAGACACAAGTGACTGATACCGGAGCATTGCACTTGCCTGGTTGGTGTAGATCACACCCGCACCAAGGGTGTCAGCCTCAACGGCGTACGGCTGCGGGACGTACTGACCTGCGGAAATAAGCGGGGCGTAGTTGTGTCCAAACGCAGGGCTGTCAGTAGGGACGAACTGCGTTGCGTAGTCGTTGGCAGCGTCAGGAGGCAGCACACTGACAATGGTCACGCAGTCACCAGGCACTGCGTATGCGTACTCCCACTCAGGCCACACGTTGGTCACCTGTGCAAGATTGACACGCTTAGAACCGAAGTTCCAGTTGTGCATTTGCAGAAGTGAATCGCGAGCAATGGGGTAGAAACGATGACACAACCCGGCTTGAAACGATGCTTCAGGCGGATCAATGCTTGAGACTGTCGCCTCATCCCCGATGTGTGATAGAGCAAGGTTGCAGATGTCAACTTCCGATGCCATAGAAACCTCCTAGAAACAAGGGGGAGCCGTGGTTTCCCAACGACTCCCCCCATGCGGCAAATCAAATCAAAGGATCAACCCTCGTCAACGTCCGCTTCATCATCCGAAGACTTACGCTTGCCCTTGGCTTTCCACTTCCTTCCGGAAGCATCAACCGTTGGCTCGCC